TGTACCGTCTCTGCCCATGTCTCTCTACGGCCTTCCTCTTGCATCCAACGTGCGTAGCGGCTCTTGTGTATAAACTGTTGGTACTGTTCCATTATTTCTTATCCTTTGATTTAGGTTTGTCTTTCTTCTTTTTACCGAAGATAGCGTCGTAGTTATCTTCATACTTCTTCTTGTCTGTGGGGCGTGTAGCTGAACCCTTGCCTCCGTGTGTCTGTCCACTACTCATCAGTCATCCTCCTGAGCCTTTACATTTTACACACAGCTCTGTACCTTTGTGTGGCGTTTCATCCTCTGGTTCAAAACCTTGTAGACCTGAACCTGAACAGCCAGCACAAGCTGTTTTTATGTCTCCGTTTTCGTCTAAAAAGCTCCAATCTGTAGCCATCAGTCAATCCTCCTCTTCAAAGACAACAAAATTCAACAGTTTTGCCAAGTACCACTGTGCTTTCTGAAGATCCTCTACGGGCTTGCCTTTGTAGTCATAACGCCACAGGTACTTCATGCAGTTGCCCTTGAGGTAGCCTTTAAATGCAACACTGGACATGGACTCCTCTATTGCATCAATACACTCTATGTTGCCTGTGTTGTAGTGGTCAGGGTTGTTGACTACATCTTCTTCTTCTTCTTCATCTTGCCTAGCAATGATGTCCTCCAGCGATTCGTCTTCCCACTTAGCCTCATACTCTGTGCGTTCTTTGTCCGCTAAGTCTAGGTATACCTTCATTAAGGACTCATCTATCTGGGGCTTACGTTCTACCGGAGGATGTTGCTTTCGTAACCTATCCCAGTCTGCTGGTGTTGCGCTGTTAATGCTCATCTTCTACTTCCTCTTCTCTGTATCTAATAAGTCGGTCTTCAAAAGCGTTAAGTAAATCTTCACTTGTTATGTTGAGTGTCTCTAAGATAAGCACTTCATCACTGTCTCTAAGGAAAGCTTCTCTGTACTCTTCAAATGTATAGGCCATTAGACTTTCTTCCTTTTAATATACTTGGTCATTTCCTTGGCTGTGTCTATAGTGTAGTGCTTAAAGCCCTGCTTGTCACACCACTCACCCATCGTTATCTTACCACCCTTCCTTACCTTCTTGTGTGGGTTACTAAGCACAAATATTAGCTCCCATTCCGGCATTGAGTCTCGTATAGCCGTATACTTCTGTGTGTCACCTACTCTAAAGAACCCTTTACATTCGATCAGTACTGCCTTGTCTTCGTGTACGAAGTCCGGTAGGTACTTCCTGTGTGTAGTGTAGGGCAGCCCGTATGGTTCAAACAAGTACTGCCCGTCTAGCTTCTCTGATAAGTTCTTCTCTAGTCCTGACCTAAAAGCCTGTTTCATCTAAGACAAACTCCCTTACTCGCGGTTCGTTGACTACTTTGCAGAGATACTTAGGCCCGTAGGCGTAGCTAAATACTCTCATCTCAGGATAGCAATGTTCTTTAAACTGACAATAAGAACAACCCGTTGCTAACTTCATGTTACCTGACTTACCATCCGGTATAGGCTCGTGGCAATACTCTGTCGGCTCTGGCCCTAACACAAGGGCTTTGATGTGTTCTATCCTGTCAGTGATAGGAACTTTAAGCTTTTGGTGTGTAGGTAACACATCATCTACTAAGTCATACTTAAGGTAAGTCAAGTGTCCGTTGGCTTTATCCATGGCTAACCAACCGACTTTAGTCTCGCCACAAGCGTGGGCATAGGCTTTGATCTGATCGATGTAACCGAATGGGTCGTCATACACAAGACTGCCATCCTTAAACTTCTTAAAGCCAAAACTACTGGCTGACTTAACGTCCGTCACTATGCCATCAATTGAACAATCCATGTGGCCTACAATACCGTCTACCTTACACACCTTCTGCTCGTCCGTGACTGTGTGTCCTGCCATCCGTGTCAAGAAGATTAACATCTCTTCAATCAAGTGACCATACATAAACTTGACATAGGTATGTGGCTGTATCTCTTCCTTGTCAGTGCCATTGTAGTGGTTCCAAAGGTATCGGTCAGTGCGGCCAATGTTCGACAAGCGTAGCTTGCGATTATCCTCTCGCTTTTCCCGACCAAACTCAGTACGCATCAGCGCCTTTACACCTTCCCCAAAACGCTCTATCTCTTGCTCTACATCTACAGATGGGTCAGCGTCCTTGCTTTCCATCATGGCGTAGATGTCAGAGACTAGGTCTTCAACATGCTTCGTCATATTGTTTTTCCTCCTTTACTACATCATCCATAATACGTTTAGCCATCTCTACACTACATTTGAACCACTCATTCCTTTGTTCAAACAGGTCACCTAGTCTAGCGTGTGTCTCTGTTTCCGTAGCTCTCCGGTCTTGTGTGTCTACTATATGGGCTAACTCATAGTCTCTGTAGGGTGAGGATGTTTGATAGTTACCTGCTCTATCCGCTGCGTCCACTGCCATCCCAACTTTGACCCAACCTTCCCAAGCAGGATTGGTAATAATGTACACCTGACCTTGTGGGCTATCTTTAAAGTTTTTTAAGGCGCTAAAGGCTGCTTCCTCAAAACCCTTGTACCTTCCTGCTTTATGTAGTGGGTGGTTTTTTGGTATGTACTTTCCGTTGACGTACATTCGACACGCTGCGCTCCTTGCTTGGGCGGCTACTGTGCGTCTCTCCCCATCCTTAGGTTTAATATACCACCACTCCCCTTCTTCAAACACAATTTCTGTGCCCGCTTTGTTAGGTCTTGGCTTAGTGGGTGTCCGCCCATGTTTGTCCAACTTTGTAGTCTCCTGCGAGGGGACAGTTGAGTTTGTAAAAAAGTCCTGCTGCTTCGACACAACTGGTGGCGAGTCTTCCGAAACGCTCTGCGTCTTTCTCTCTAACTTCTGTTTGGATTTCATCATGTATGTTACCTATTATGTGATAATCTAAGCCCCATAGTATAGCATATTCATCTAGCAAACACAAGGCTTTCTTCATTATAATAGCACCTGCTGACTGTAGTAAGCTGTTCAGTGCCGCGTGGCTTGATCGTATAGCGACCCTTCTTCTATCCAAGCCAAGAACATAGCCTCTTCCAGATGCCACTCCAACTCGCTCTCGTAGTCTTCCAAGAGCTGGCGTATTTGCGAGGAACTTTTCCTTAAGTCTCTTTCCATCTTTTGCAGTTCCTCCAGTGATACTCCCGATCTTCGCATCTCCGGCCCCATATAGGAAAGCGTAGATGAAAGTCTTTGCCTGATCTCTAGTCTCAAGGCCCGCAGCCAACTGATTTGCCGTGTGAATGTCTCCCGTGAGTATTTCATTTGTATATGCCTCATCGTTCATGTAGTGCGCTAACATACGTAACTCTAAACCACTAGCATCCATACCTACTAGCTTGTAACCCTCTGGTACTGTCCAGACATCTCTACATTCACGGCCATAAGGCGAGTAGACTGCTGGTACTTGACCCATGTTAGGGCTTGAGTGTGTCATACGGCCCGTCACAGCACCGTTTGCATTTACGTACCCGTGTACTCTACCGTCATCCTCTACTGCGTCTAACCAGCTCTGAACCTGCGCGATACGCTTTTGGATCATCAGGTACTCGCCGATTAGTGAAGCTTCCGGTATGCCCTTCACTTTGCTTAGCACTGCCTCGTCAACGATTGGCTGTCCTTTCTCAGTGAAGCTGCTTGGTTTCCAACCATAGTATTGTAAGTGTCTACCTATCTGCTGTCGTGATCCTAAGTTGAACACGGGAAAGTCAATGCGACTAAACTCGCCACTAACTGTTTCCCAACTGTCTCCTAAGAACTTCAAGCCCACTACTGACATAGTGCCGTCCTTCTTAATCTTAGGACATACTTGTTTTATAAAAGTAGGTAAAGGTTTAAATACTTCATGTACTTTATCTTCCAACTCGTACTTCTTCTCCTTTAACTCTGCTAACAGTATAAAGGATTTCTCTTGATCTAACGTCCAGCCTCGTTTAATTTGTCTTGCAATAATCGCCTGTGTTTGATGCTCAAGTACAAGGCATGGGCTTCCAAAACCAGTAAGTTCGTTGAGCAGTATCTGGTACACACGTTCATTAAGTGCAACGTCTTGCTTACCGTAGTCCACCATAGCTTGAGAAAAGTTGT